TCTTTTTCGGTGTCTACATAGAATGCGGGGCTTTTGATATACGGGCATAAGCAATCCAGTAACATTTGCTTGACGACTGTCAGTATTTCCGTATTTAAAATACCGGGTATTTCTAATTTACCTGTATTAAATACCTTGATGTGAATCTCGCGAAATACCCCTTCGAACTTAAACCGTATAATGATTGCAAAACAATTGTAGAATGCATTTTTCACTTTCCCACGACAATTCATTATATCCTTTTTAGACATACCGATTGTTATCTTTCGCTCATCTTTATATTTAATGCGCCGCGCAGTTGGATTGTTTATTTGTTTTATGACATTTTCCGTAAAATATTTAATATTTTCGGTTTTTTTGCGGTAATCATTATATTCATCCTCGCTATTGCAGACAATTTTCATTTGTTTCTTTACAATGCCGTTCGAAGGTGTTCCGTAATCGATTACGGGCAAATTCCAGAATACATCTGAAATATCAATCGGCTGATTTAAAAACAATACCTTCGTCTTGGTTGATATATATAATTCTTCACAATCTGGTGCATCTAGCCCTAGTTGATGGGTTTGATACGTGTCTACATATCCGGGATTGATATCTCCCCCATCTATGAACGAATTCCATTCATCATCAATTGACATTATTACAGTTTGTTGACGTCTTTATATTACAACTTAGTATATTATTTATATCAATTTTTTAAACAATGTGCATGCCATGATAACATGGTATACACAATTTGGGTGCGCTCACTGAATAACGGTCATCGCATCTACATGTGTTTCATGTAATTTATAACATTCATGCAATTCGTTTCTGTAGTATGTAAAATCGCCTCAATATTGGTTAAGTATGCCATATTTATCTTCTCGGGGTGATTGCGTACAACATAGTTATAATATTCTTTGATAATCGTTTTCTTATCGGTATTATACTGAATGCTCATTTGTTGTATATATTCGTGAATGTCGCCAACTACCGTTCCTTCTATTATTTTATTCATTTGCACCCATGTATTGCTTGTTATGATGTTTGACTGCATACAATCATAATTTTGATGTAGCTGAATGAAATTAATCATACTTCGTATATCAGAGTGATACATTTGCTGGATTTTCTCGATAGTTTCCATATTAATATCCAGTTTTTCGCCAATAACCATATTCTGGATAAACCGACGTATGTCTTTTTGTGGTAACTGGTTAAATCGTATACATATAAATTCGTTTTTCAATGATTCATCTACCTTACTTATATAATTGCAAATTAAACAATACCTGACATTAAATGACGATGTTTGTAGTAAATATTTCAAGGCGTGTTGTGCATTTTTTGTCATGTAGTCGACTTCATCTAATATAACGAATTTTAGACCCTTGTTGAAGAAATTGTTTGATTTTACAAATTGATATATTTGATTGCGGATAATATCAATTCCACGTTCATCCGATGCATTTAAATGTATAACAGAACCTTTACTCATTGGATTATATTGTGCGTTATATTCGTTTATTAAATTCATGATGGTTGTCGTCTTTCCAGTGCCAGGTGGGCCATAAAACATTAGATTAGGAAAATACCCGGTCGATAAAATATTATCAAATATAACACGGTTTGCTGGGTCTAACACAATATCATCGAATTTTGTTGGCCTATATTTTTCCACCCACGGTATATTTTCATTCGTATGTGACATTGATAGCAATATACTATGAATTAGCGGGTAATTTCTATATTGTTCTTCATAATATCACAATAAGAAAATTGAATTTCGTTGAAACGGTTAGATTTATGTAAACACTTATTATAAATGTCTTCTCACGGATGTTTAGACCTTTTTATTGGCCCTATGTTTTCTGGCAAAACCACAAAATTAATAGAAATATACAATAGATGCGTCGAGGAGAACGTGAACGTGGTTGCCATTAATTATGCGGCAGACACTAGATACCACAATACATTGCTTTCTACTCACGATAAACAAATGATTCCGTGTATTCAATGTATGAAGTTAGACGAAGTTGTGCGTACAGACCAGGTTATGAATAGTGACGTGGTTCTAATCAACGAAGGACAGTTTTTCCCAGATATTCATGATGCGGTGATTATGTTAGTTGAAACTTATAAAAAGCACGTTGTCGTTTGTGGATTGGACGGGGATTTTAAACGCATTAAATTCGGCAAGTTGTGCGATTTAATACCATTTTGCGATACGATTACTAAATTGCAAGCGATATGTGAGTGTGGTCAGCCATCGATATTTTCACATCGAACATCAACCGAGACTGAGCAAGTACTTATTGGTTCGTCAAACTATAAACCACTCTGTAGAACATGCTATATAAACGCCAATCAGTGTTCCGTTCCGGCATCTTTATCATGTTCCGCGTAAAATTAATTTATCAAACAATATAAACGTTTTTTTTTGTTATTATCAATAAAATGGACATGACCGCGAATCAAACGACTGATGATGAGATTAAAAAGAAGAGGGGGCGCAAGAAGAAGGATGCAAATGAAGATATACAGACTGCTGTAGTAGACGTTCCGTCTGTTGCAGATAAAATTCCAAAGAAGCGGGGTCGCAAACCAAAGGGCGGCAAATTAATTACCGCGCCAATTACTGATAATGCCGAGAGGATGTCTATTGCAAATATTATCTTACATTTGAAATGTTCATTAGACAATTTAAACTATGATGAAGACCGTGATTCGCCGATATTACGGAACCCAACGGAATATATTCCCGAACCTCCTCCAGATATTATGGCGTATATTCCATCATCTACATCCGGATTTTCACAGTTTGGACCTGGCCAAAATGCGAGTCAAAATATGTCAGCATACACATCATCAACGACAGTATTGCCCGTGGATAATACCCCGTTATGTGTGCAGGTTAACCATCATAATGCAGACACACCTGCAGCAGATAGTGAGGTTAACATGAAAGATATTCATACCAAAATAAAACAGATTAAAATGCAACTTTACCAAAATAGCAATCCGGATAAAAAATCTGCTTGTTTTTGGTGCACTTATGACTATGACAACCCAACGTGTTATATACCGAAATATGAAGTCGATGGGGAATTATGTGGATATGGCTCGTTTTGCCGACCCGAATGCGCAGTTGCATACTTGTTAAAAGAAAATATAGACGACTCGATTAAGTTTGAGAGATATCATTTATTAAACAAGTTATATAGCGTGGTTTATAACTTTAAGAAGAACATTAAGCCTGCACCAGACCCACATTATTTACTCGATAAGTTTTACGGCAATCTTACTATACAGGAATACCGTAAGCTCATGAAAACCGACCACATGTTACTTGTTATTGATAAGCCCATGACCAGAATATTGCCCGAATTACATGAAAATACCGATGATATGGAAAATACGGGGATTCACGGTTCAAAAGGCGCCCTATCTAAACAATCAGGTGTCTATAAAGTCAAACGACAAAGTGAAAAACAACGCGGACCAAGTAAAACTGATATTATGAAAGAAAACTTTGGGTTTTAATGTAACATGCCACATGTGTAATCCGTTCAAACTCATGCTATAAAATATGGTCTTATAGTATGATTTATCTTATAATTACAACATCGATTGCTAACAAGGTTGGTTCACGTAATGTAGAACACCGAAAAAAAAGATATATCGATAGTATCAAACAGTTATTGTCGCTAATACATGCCGATACATCGATTAAACCAATCATAGTTGAAAACAATGGATTACGCGAAACGTATTTAGATGAGTTATCATGTGATGTGGTTTACACGACTAATAATGTTTCTAACTTTGCACATAAAGGGGTAAATGAATTATTAGATATAAAAGAAGTAATTAATAAATATAACATTCAAGACGATGACATTGTTATAAAATTAACCGGGCGGTATAAATTATTGGACGCAACTTTTATAGAATTGGTTAAAAATAATAGTGATATATATGACGCGTTTGTAAAATTTTTCAATGTATGTACCCGTCGATATATGTTTGATGATTGCGTGTTAGGCTTATTTGCTATCAAATGTAAATATTTAAACGATTTCAGTTACAAATGTGTAAAAAGTGCAGAATGTGAATTTGCGGATCATGTAAGACAAAATGTCAATAAAATTATGGAGATTACTGACTTAAAACTAGAATGTTGTTTTGCTGATAATTTAAGATTGTTAATTGTTTAGATGCGGGCGGCCACTTTATTTATGTATTCGTAAAATACATAAATAATTGAAGATATTACGTATAAATGTCATCCGTCGTATCATGTTATTTGATGGGGGGTCTGGGAAACCAACTGTTTCAAATATTTGCAACCATTTCTTATGGTATAGATTCGGGACGTGTTATCATATTTCCTTTTGCTCCAGTATTAACTACCGGAACGCACAGACCCACTTATTGGAATAATTTTCTAAAATCGTTGTTGTCGTTTACTACAAATAATCCTACAAATAAGATTACAAATGATTCGGTGCATTCGTTCCCAATGTTGAAAGAAAACGGGTTTGCATATAAAAAACTAATACATGCAACAAACAATCCCGAAATCATATTACATGGCTATTTCCAAAGTTATAAATATTTTAAACATAATCAAGCCACGTTGTTTTCGATATTGAAGCTCGACCAATGGCACGTTGATATTCGGCGTGAACATTTTAGCGGGGAGAATGCGACAGGTGTTAATGTAAGTATGCATTTTCGTATAGGTGATTATCAACATATTCAGCACGCGCATCCTGTGCTTCCGTACCAGTATTATGAGAACGCGATTCGTGAAATAAGGGGGCGGGTTGGTGAAACGAATATACGAATATTGTATTTTTGCGAGGCGCAAGACCGTCAAATTGTGGAAACGGTTATCGCGAAGTTGAAAACCAAATTTGAAGATATTAAGTTTGTGAATGTAGATTCATCAATCCCTGATTGGAAACAAATGTTAATGATGAGTTGTTGTCATCACAATATAATTGCGAATAGCACGTTTAGCTGGTGGGGCGCGTATTTAAATCGCAACCCAGAAAAGATAGTTTGTTACCCGAATAAATGGTTTGGTCCTGCCCTAACTAATAATTCTACGGATGATTTATTTCCACCAGAATGGTGCAAAATATCGTGTGTTTTGCCATAATATTGGCTAAGGAAATGTCTCGTGTCAAAAAATTGATTTTATCCGGGTTCCATATTTTTAGGTATATCTTACACATACACTCGTATAATGAGCATCTACGAAGACACATATAATGCGGTTTTGGACCTGCCATGCGTCCAGCGCATAATCAAAAAGAATAAAAAACTACGCAAGGAAAATAAGGCGCTACGTAGCTTGATTCGTTCTTTGCCGGAATTTCGTCAACAGCCACATTGTTGTTCGTCTTATAATAACTGTTCGCACGATGAACCGGTGAAGATTAAGATTGAGCCGGTTTCAACTGTCCATGTTTCGACAGCACCTGTCGTTCATTTTGATGATATTAAAATCATTAAAACGTTGAAGGCGAACCCTCCTGAAAACATTGTTTATGACATTGAAGAGGCTGATGCTGAAGAAGAAGAAGAGGCCGAGGAAGAAGAAGAGGCCGAGGAGGAAGAAGAAGAGGAAGAAGAAGAGGCCGAGGAGGAAGAAGAAGAGGAAGAAGAAGAAGAGGAAGAAGAAGAAGAGGCCGAGGAGGAAGAAGAAGAGGAGGAAGAAGTCGTGGTCAAGGTCGCCGAGAAAAAAGCCGAAGTCGAGGAGGAGGAAGAGGAAGAGGAAGAAGAAGTCGAAGCTGAAGAAGAAGCCGAGGTCTTTGAAATTACAATCAAAGGAACCGCTTACTATACGACAAATGAAGTCAATGGTGTCATCTATGCAGTTGCGGCAGATGAAGAAGTTGGAGACGAAATCGGTAAGTTTGTAGATAAGAAGCCAGTATTTTACAAAAAGTAATAGTATGGCTGCATATACAATGTATATATTTATTTAAACAAAAACAAATATATGACTAATTAACGCTGTCTTCTTGTATTTTTTTTATGATGATGAACGCGATTTATATGTTTCTTGGTACCCCCTGTTATTCTTTCACGCTTTGCCTTTTCATGAGCAAGTACATTTTCAGCTATACTACCTAATACATTATTTATATCTTTTTCTTTATTCAATACTAATAATTTTTGTCCAGACGGGTCATTCTTAACTGGATAACTATCTGCAGCATCGGCAATAATCTCTTTTCTCGCTTTAATATTATTTATAATTGTAATCAACATATTAATAACCTTATTATTTTTGATTTCTATGTTTTCATTCCAACCCTCAATCGCCTCATATAGTTGTTTTGATATAGGATTTTGTTTCATATCTCTTATCTGGTCCAAAATTTTAAGAGCATCTAACGAAGTAACATCATTATCTAGATATTTAGTTTTTAATACATCCAACTGTTTCTGCAAATCAGTTGGGTCTTTCAATATATACGCCATAAAATTCTGCACAGGTGATACAATTGACCGTGTCGGTTGCATGCGATTATCACTTAATTGACCAGGGCCGATTTTACGACTTGGAATACTTTCGCTGGCAGACAATTCATTGCGTGAAAAATTATTCGCAATCGACGCTTCTATTTTTTTAAGCGAAAACATTTGACGATTCTTATCTACTGCCCATTTGTTTTCTATGGGGTTGCGTGCTTCGGAAATTAAATATTCTAATTGGTTACCCAAATAATCACCAATAAACGGACAATAAATCGAGGATACGTTGCCATTATTTATTTCACCATCAACTAAGTCTATCATGAAATAGACTTCTCGAGTTGGTCGATTGGATTCCCCAATATTTATGTAACTAATGCCAACGTTTACCAGATTGGGTTCATCCGTATTGCCAGTTAAGAGTTCTTCGTCTTCTCCATCTATACTTTCGCCGCGAATATATTTCTTATATATGGCATCTAATAGCTTATAATATTTTGTCGCTATATCGTCGCTAGTAAATAAGCCATCTATTAACTGTTGCAAATATATATTCGATGATTTGCGAAAAGGGTCTTTATAATCATTCATGATTGCTTGGAATTTACGCAAAACTGGACTCATTTGATTCGTGGCTCTTACTTTGGTTAATGCAGTTGTGAAATATGAATTTACACTAGCTAGTTTATCCTTGATTTTTTTCTTGTTGTCCAAATGGACACTAATCAATTTAGCCGCATCGCGTAATTGGGCTTTAAGAGGATTAACTTTATCTGTTATAGTGTTGGGTTGAGCTGCAATCAACCGAGAATCCGAACTTATCCACTCTTGACCAAGTATTTGTTTTATATTTTCATCGTCCACCAAACTGGGGTCATTAAGTGAGTTTAACATATTATATAAATTTTCAAACGCTTTTGTTATTCCTTTGCCAGGTGCGGTCTTTGCAAGATTGCTAAGTTCCTCCATTATTTTCTTCATTTCGTCAAGTTTTATGCTAATTTTACCGTCAATCTCTTTGATTTGTTCGTCCGGCTTACCAAACTTGCTATCTTTACTATATAACTCCTCGTCCGCCCATTTTCGTACTTTACGATATTCTACAATCATTTTACGATATACTGGGTGATTTAACATATCATTTAACCAAACTGTTTTTTTAATGGTATACGTGCTTCCACCGATTTTTAAATACGAAAAATAATGTGTTTGGAATGGGTTAAACCAAAATGCACGTGTCGATTGTTTCTCTTTTAGAAAATCGTAAGACGCATGAATATCGTTGATAACCGGGAATTTGGTTGGGAATAATATTTCTAACATTGTCATTATATTTCGGCGAGTCAGGCGTTCACGATTATCATAATAGTTGTCGGTCGTATCGGGTGAGTCGCCTGCTAGTTGGTTTTCTTCTTTGACATAATAGGGTCTTAGTATTTCTGCAAATTTACCCGCATTAAAAAAGAAATTAACCCGTTCATAGTAGTCGAGACGATTTAATCGGTCTACCGGATATTCTACATCGATGGTAAAAAAAGGGATTTCGGCTAATATTACATTTTCGCGCTCCCCTTCCTCTTCAGCACTTGTCGATTTTGGTATATATAACATGCTCCTTGTAAAATTCACAATCTGGTTTTGTTTATCGGGTATATTGGTATAAATCTTTATAGCCAGACTCTCTATTGCAAATTCGACTTCTTCCATGTATCGTTCTAATTATATTATATGCATAATTTTATTTCATGTAATATAACTTACTTTTCGTCATAATTATACTGACTAAATTTTATAACTTTCCAACTCAATGTCTTCTCTTTTCTTTTGTTCCTTTGCCTTTTCCAATACCTTCTTTGCCTTCGCTATTTCTTCGTCGGTGACATTAGTCATGTTCTCTTGTTGTTCTAATATAGACAAGTGGTGGTCTTTAAATTCATCGGGTAATATGCAAAATATGCTTTCTTCGTTGAATAATAAATCACTGACGATTGCAAAACATGCCATTATAAATAATGCAATGTATATATCACGAGTTCCCATCCATGCAATTGTGAAAACCAATACATATTTGCTAAAGGTGTATTTTAAATACGACTCCATTGTCTTGCTTAATTTAATATTTACAAAACGCGATACTATGTTCAATATAATAATCATAATTCCTGCAAACACCTTACTGTTGTTTAATGCTTGTATTTGTTCATGAACGTATCTAAATATTGATATACCGGATTGATTTTTATTTTTTTCTACCATATACGCTATTACTATATATTTTTATACCTTATTATTGGGATGCGGCTTTTGCTTCTTTAGCGGCAGCTTTCGCTTCTGCAGCGGCAGCTTTCGCTTCTTTTACAGCCTCTTTCGTTTGTGTGACTAAGTCTTTAACTTGTGATGGTTTTACACCCACGACCGGTTTCAGTTTTGCCCAATTGTTTTTGTTTTTTGCCCAATTGGGTTTACCCTTGTTGCGTTTCCCTTCCTGAATCACGGACCGAAAAAGTTCTTTTTCTGTTTTTAGACGGTTCTCAATAATAGAAAACTTGCACGTGCTGTCGCATACATTGCACTCGCCATCCTTAAATTCTACATTAGGAAATATGTGTCCAATCATATCTGGTTTCACTTTCATATCTTTATACATTAAGTCAATACCATTACAGTTTTCTTTCCTAAAAGCATTTACTACACTAACACTCTGTGGTTTACTTGATTCATCCTCATCTTCCATATGTTCGATTGTAGGATACACATCTGATAAGTTTGACATGGATTCACTTAACTTCGCATGTTTCTTTACATCGCCAACTATTTTGTCAATCTTCGACATGGACTCCTTCACATTGCGACCAGATGTATTTTCCTTAACACTTTCCGCCATTTCATTCATAATATCGTCGGTATTTAGCATATTTTCCACAAAATCACTTTGATAATACACTATCACGAATAAACATAGCACCACACCGACATATTTATCTAAATGTGTGTAAAATAAAACGAGTGCAATCGCCGCTACTTTTCCTAAAATAGAATGACTGAATTGCACAAATTCTTTGGAGTAAGTTAACATTATTACAATTAATATAATCGGGATAAACTGGGCAATTGTCGCTTTCATGGCTGTATATATTTACCTGTCATTTTTCTTTATGAAACAGTTTAGTGAATAATCGGTCGCTCTACGTTTTGGTTTATACCAGCGAAAAATTAGATATGCCGGTTTTAATTCTTCAAGGGTTTAGTTGTGTAGAATTAAAATCTAAGTATTTTTTAAGTATTAGAAGATTCTTTCAAATGTCTAATTTAGTATCATATGCAAGTCCATGGACAAATGAAGAACAACCCAGACGGCGGCCGTCGACCATGAGACGTACTTATAAAAAACCACCGTCTCAAGTAGACGAGGCGGATACTACAGATGACCATAATGATATCGAGCATGAACCGAACCCCCAAAATAACCGTCTTCAGACGCCATCTACTTTAGCTGATATACAAAATACCAATGAATATAAAAGCTCCAAGGTAAATGAATTGTTAAATA